TGGCAGAACCTTGCCATCAATCAAGCTACTGGTGAAATAGGATATCATAAAGACTATACTAAAGACGTAGTCATCAAACAACTGAAAAAAGGATTTGGCTTTCCTTTATTCAATTTTAACGTTGGACGAAATATTAAGTTACCATCTGAAATCACAAACAGATTACCTAAAGTTGGTCCTATTGATTTTGCACAAGGTGAGATCGATGTAGACTTTATTACTGAGGGTGATACTATATACGAATGTAAATTATATGATGCGTATCCAACAACATTACAAGCAGTTGAACTTGGCGACGGTAATACTGACTCTATCGTTCAAATTTCAATTCAACTGTCATATCGTAACTGGGAAGGCAAGTTCCCACAAATTCAATCTAAACTAGGTACTCAAATTGTTGGTACCGCATTGACAAACATAGCGAGTCGTGTATTTTAAAGGATGAAATATTATGGCATTACCTAAGATTAATGACAAACCAAAGTATAGTTTAACGATTCCATCAACCGGTGAAGTAGTACGTTTTAGACCATACCTCGTTAAAGAGGAAAAGGTACTCATGCTAGCGATGGAGTCTGAGGATGCAAAGCAAATTGTAAATGCAATTGTTGATACAATTGACGCTTGTGTTGAAGGTGACTTACCTCGAAACAAATTAAAGATGTACGATGTTGAGTATATGTTCACTCAGATCAGAGGTAAATCTGTTGGTGAGACGACCGAGATCAATATGATCTGTACTGAGTGTGACGCGAGATCACCCGTTACAATTAAGTTCGATGATATTAAGGTTGATATACCTGATGTCAGCGATACTATTCAGGCAACTGATAATATTAAGATTAAGATGCAGTGGCCTAGTTATACTAAACTAATGAATCAAATGTCAGGTGGTGAGTTAACTACAGCAGATGCACTTAAAACACTGAACACTTGTATTCACTCTATATTAACCGAAGAAGAAGTATTTCATGCTGTCGATCAGACGGAGGAGGAGTTAACAGAGTTCGTTGATTCACTTCCTCCGGGTGTATTGAAGGACATGCAAACATTTATCGAGGCTATGCCACGATTAGAGAAACCAGGTGAGTATGACTGTATATCATGTGGACATCACAACACATACAAGCTACAGGGGATCCAAGATTTTTTTTGATATGCCTATCTCACGATAACTTGGTAAATCATTACAATGTGAACTTTATATTGATGCAACACCACCATTATTCATTGAACGAGATAGGCGACATGATACCTTGGGAACGGGATGTGTACCTATCACTTCTTAAGGACCATCTTAAGGAAGAAAAAGAAAAGGCAGATAAGAGAGCAATGAGCCATGGCTGAAGCAACAATGCAGGATCTGATTAAGGAAGTTAAATTTGTTTCTGAAAGAGAGACAAGGGTAACTATGGATGTGCACAATGCCGTCCAAAGACTTAATAATAATGTTTTGATGTTTTTAAATCTTCAAAAGCAAAGTATGTTAGATGATTTGGAAGCCCGTCGTGAAGCAGCGAATAAACAGGCTGGTGAGCAATCTAGATCCGAATCGTCTAAGAAAGACTCAGGTAGTGGATTTATGCTTCCTGGTTTAGCAGGTTTTGCAATACCTGCCCTTGTTGGTTTAGTCGCCTCTCTTACAGACGCCGATCAGTTACTAAGAGGGTTTGCTCTTCCTCGTATATTTAAAAACCTTGTTCGTGTTGTTACAGGTATTGCTGATGGTGTTCGTGATGCTCTTAAGTTTGTAGGCGATTTACCAAGAAGAATAAGCAGAGCGTTTAATGCTATTGCAGATATATTTCCTAAGATAAAGTTTGATCCTGGTCTGTTATCGATGAGAGTTCAAAATCTTATCCTTGATATAGGAGTAAAGATAGAACAAATTGGTAATGCAATAGGAGACTTCTTTAAAAATGCAAAGGCCAATGCTTTAGCAAGAGCACAGCGAATAGCTGATGCTGTAGGAGATTTCTTTAGACCTGTAAGACAAGCATTTGATAACTTTAAAGCAGGTGCTACAGAAAGAGTAGCAAAGATTTTTGAAACAGTAACCGAAACTATTAAAAATATTAAAAATGCTATAACTGGATCGTTTGATAATATAGGCAAGTCAATTAAATCTTTCTTCACTTTTGATGGTCCTCCTGGCTTTATAACAAAAATATTTGATGACGTTAAGTCCATATTCAGTTCATTTAAAATCGAGATGCCTGATTGGATTAAGGATTTTAAAATACCAGGACTTGCTACACTTAAGTCATTCTTTGTAGGTGCTGAAGCTGGCGGTGGTATAATGGGTTTCTTTAATGGATTATTAGATTTTGCTAAACCACTCCTTGCCCCTCTTAAGACAGTTGGACGTCATATCTTTGGTCCTATCAGTCAGATCATAATGGGTATCGTAGACTTCTTTGTAGGGTTCTATGAAGGGTTCGTTGGTAATCCAGAATACGATGAAGACGGCAATCTTATGGGCGATAGTAGAAGCCTTATGGAAAAGATTGGTGATGGTTTAATTGGTGGTGTTAAAGGTCTCATTAAAGGTATCACAGAGTCGATAGATCTAATCCTTGTAGGCATTCCAGCGTGGATTGCTGAACAACTTGGATTTACAGAATTTGCTGAAAAACTCAATAAGTTCTGGGATGAAGGTGGACTGCTCACACGATTTGTAGATCCATTCATCGACTTCTTACTAAACATACCTGCAATACTATCTGACCTTCTTCCATCGTTTGAAGACCTCAAAGGAATGTTTAGTAAGTTTGCTGAAAAACTTAATCCTGCTAACTGGTCAATATTTGGTGGCAGCTCTGATCCGGCAAAGGAAGCAAAGGAGAGGCTTAAAGAGCAGGAGACGAAGCGTCAACAGCAAGAAAAAGAACTAGCAGATCTAGAGGCAAAGAGGGCTGACCTTAAATCTGAAATGGCTTTATTGGCGTCAAAAGGAGTTGGTGCCGATGGTCAACGTATTCAAGAAATGACACCAGAAGAGAAAAAACGATTTGCGGAGTTATCTCGCCAAAATATAGATGCATTAGAAAAAGCCGGCAAGTTAAAACAAGAACTTGGTAAACCTGAAAGTAAAATGGCTGAGACTGCTGAACTTGATCCACGAGTAGCATCTTATAGAAATCTTAAAGATGCTCAGAACGAAAAAGAAGAAGCACAAGCCAATGCTAATAAGAGAGGCTATGGCACGAATATGGTTGATGCCTCTAATAAGACAACTAACAACAATAGTTCTTCAACAACTATTACAACTGGTGCGTTACCACCACCTCGAGATACAACTGACAGGGCATTAGCTATTGCTGGTTAATAAGAAAGGGGGCCGAAGCCCCCTTTCCATTTTAAGCTGAGTTGGCGATCTTGGCAAAGTAGCTCATAGTATCGTCATCGTCATCCGCAACCTCCATGGTTTCAGCAGTGACAGGAGGGATTTCCTTCATGCTGGGAGGCGGAGTTTCATCACCTAAGGAAACTTCCTCACGGACAGTCATAGTCGGAACCGTACCCAATACAGCATTGAGTTTTTGTTTCAGTTCAGCGTATGACTTATAGTTAGATGGATCTACAAAGTCCTGCAACTTGTGCAAGCTATTGTAGTAACCTTCTAATACACTATCGTCATCTGATAGTGATGATGGACTCGTAAACTCAGACTTATCGTAGTTGCGATAGCCTTCGACCTTACGAATCTTTAGTTTAAATGTGGCACCTTCCCAGAAATCAAATGGATTTACTGGTTGCTCATCTTGAAACTGTGGCTGCATCACATCCATGATCTTATCAAAGATCTTCTTACCATACTGATATAAGAATACCTTGCCCTCATTCTGAGGCGCAGATGGATCACTTACAACCAGGATGTTAGATACGTAGTGTAGCCTACGCTTCTGTTGACGAGCAGTCTCCTTGTCCTCGTCGTGACCAGAGTTCCATAGTTGGCTGTTCAATTCACCAACTGGATCTGACTGACCGATCGAGGTAAGAGATCGTTCGATGTACCACCTACCGGTCGGACCTTTAAAACCATGATCCCAATAGCGAACCCATGGTAAGTCCTCACCCTCCGGTGCAGGTAGGAAACGGATCTCTGCGTATCCGTTGCCTGCCTTATCAACCGTAGGCTTCCACATGCGATCGTCGCCGTACGACTTCTGCTCGGTGCCTCCACCATTGGTGGTTTCCGCTGCGTTTACCAGCTTATTGATAAGGTCTTTATTACGTTTGAGATTTGCAAAACTCATATGTTTCTCCGTATTGCTGT